AAAGGAGTTTGTGTTTGTTTCAGATGGAACGGGGAACCAATATACCCGCAACCAGTCGTAGAGTCTCTCTACGCACCATGCCACAAACTCCCATGTTAGAGACTAGATCAACCTAAGTCGTGGTCTGGTGCAGCTTCTAACCTGCGCTCCACGTTGTACCTATTGGTAGCCAACGGTTGATTCGTAATCGGGTCGATCATGGGATCGCCGCTGATTTCGTCCATTCTAGCCTCTTGCTTTGTGTAGAGTACAGCCTTAAATGCTTTACCCTTCAAACCTTCAGCAATCTCATCGTAGTCTTCCAACTCAAACTCATCTGGAAGATCGAAGATTTTGTGATACTCCTTGAGACTCCGAGAAGGAATCAGAGGATAGTCACGTACCTGAACACCACCGATCTCAACGAAACCGTTAGGCCCGTTAACTTCTGTAGGTTCAACAACTTCAGCGACAACAGCAACCATATCGTTGCCCTTTGCGCTAACCTTACGCTCTGCCTCTACGACACGCAGCGTGTATGTACCGTTCGGTAGGTATGGCCTACCAGAACTTTCCGTAATATCTTTTAGACTTATTGTAGCCATGAGTATTATGTTTTATGTTTTATGTTTTATGTTTAGTTTATTAGGTGTAACGTACACATTTCTCCTACACTCGTAGGAAAATTCTTAACGAGAGCCTCCGAAGTATTCATCAGCGTGGCCCTCTTCCACTAGAGTTTCGTTTAGGTTTACGTCATCAACGTATAGTACGCCGAGAACTCGCCCATACTTACCCTTCTTATCCAAGCTAGTCTTAATGACACACTTGTTTTTGTTTTCTTTAAGCATCTCTTGTAGACGCGCTTTGGCAGCTAGTCCAGCTACCTTCTCTATCTTGTCCCGTGTTCTACACTCAGGTGTGTTTATACCGTACAGTCGAACACGTTGTTTGGAGTGCATATCAAACCCCAAGTCTACGAAGGCATCAACAGTATCACCATCAACTACCCGCGTAACTTCTGCGCTGTAGTGGTAAAGCTTGCTCTTGGTTTTCATCTTACCAAAACTTCCACCACCGAGACAACGAACCACAGTCCTCTTCGTTCTTCTGCGCCCTGTCTCTAGCTTCCACAAGTTGCGAAGTAGTAAACAAGTAGGGAGCTGGGCTACCATCTTTTTGTTTATACATACCTTCAAGGTACACAAGACTGTATGTTGAGTTAGCAGCCTTGTGCTTACCTGTGTTCTCTACCTCTAGTAGCCGTCCTAGTTTTAACTTTAGTTTCTTCATAGGTTAAAAACTACTTGAGACCCCGCTGACACACTCACAAACAGCAGGTTAAGGTTTACGCGAAGTAGCCAATGACCAGAGCTACTCGTTGTCCAACGTCTAGAAGATGCGTATTCCATATCTCAAGTATAAATTATTCGTAGTATTCTTCAGCAGCTTTCAAGACTTCAACAATGTCGTTGGGTATCAGGCGTTCCTTGAACATACCCATTGGAGTCTTGGCAGAAGTAACACCGTCCGTGTTGGTCTGGAAAAAATACTCCATCTCTTCCGTCTTCTCGTTCTTGCAAACTTCAGTAAACAAGACCATGAGAAACTCCTTCTCAACCGTACCTTCGTGTACCTTGCCTTGTACTTTAATCCTGCGGTTCGAGGTTTCCCCACCTGTAACTTGCGGGATCTTTACAATGTCATCAACTGCTGTACATATAACAGTAGCCTTGTCATTCTTTATACTATCCAGCATTGTGCGTATTGTACGAGCTATGAAAGCCCATATATCAAACCCTTTGAAGCTGGTGTTGGCCAATGTGGCTACCTGCTCTACGTACTTTGTGAAGGATTCGATAACAATAGTTTCACAGTTGTCCTCCTTGAGTGCCTTGGCAAACTCTCGCGTGAATGCGTTAGGGTTATCTACTGGAATTACGTTGAACTTATTAGCGCCGGGAAAAGGAAAGCCTTTGCGTTCCAAGTCTAGGATGTAAGTTGTCTTTGGGTCTAGGTTACGCAACGACGTACTCTTGCCGCTGCCACTATGACCTACGATAGCGATTAGTGGTTTATACATTTTCTTTAATATCTACTTTAGTTTCTGGTTCAATGACACCGTAGAAAGTGTCAAATTCTTCTGGCTCATCTGCTGGCCACTCTTCCTTTAAGAGTAGCTGACCAATGATTCCGTAGTTGGTTATGTCCTTAAACGTGTCCTCTAAAGACTCGTTGTTTGGAGCAGATTCTCTATCAATGAGAAGGTTCGCCAGACGTTCTACCTTATCGTACAGGCGTACTGCAAGACCTTTTGTACCGAAGCGGCTGATGTTCCTTGGCCCGTAGTCCTTCTGCTTTGCATCCAGTAGACTAACGCAGTCGGTTGCCACAAACAGAGCACGCTTACCTGCGAGCGTGTCTAACTTTATCTTCTTGAGTAACGTCGAGTTCATTTACTTAGACTCCTTCCCACCAGCAATGATAAATTCTGGATAGACTTGTCTAGTGCTGTAAGCTTGCTGCCAAGCATATCTGCCGCAGCTAGGATTGCTGCTGCATGACTAGCGCAGTCGCCGGTCAAGACACCTACTCTATCATTGTCCTGTAGCGTAGCTTGAATGGTACTGTTAAGCGATTCAAGTGCTGCTGTGTAGCGTAGCATGGTAAAGTTCTCCATGCCGTCCTTGTAGGCATCTAGCCTAGCATCTTTAGTTTTCTGTTGTATGTCTTCCATTTTACTTCAGGTTCTTAACTTTTTACTTTTGACTATGTTAGGGGTGAGGGCTTTATCCCAGCTATCCTGACGCTTGGAGGCGCTAGTGCTTTCCGATTCACTTGGACTATCTAGCTTTGTCCAGTTCCTCGCGTTGTCCGGTAGATTAACCACCTCAACATTACCGTTAATTGATGTTATAGCTTTCATAATTGAAATTGTAACGGGTCATAAACTTTACGTGTGTAGTCCATGTTCACTATTGATTCCCTATCCTGTACGCTGTTCGCTGTACAGAGAGGAACGAAAGAACATAGACCAAAGCGGGTTTCACAACAGGAAAAGTTACTGTAGAAAATCTTCTCTGCCTCTGCCTCCTGCTCACCAACTATGTTAACATTGTCAACGTAGTCGTCAAATTTTAGTATGATTCTGTCCACAAGATCATCAACGTAGTCCTTGAACTTCGCCAGCCTGTCTTTACTAAACTCAAATATCTCGCTGCGCTCAAACTTGTTCTTGTTGGAACGCGCAAGAAAGATTCCGTTTATCATACAGCCTATGTAATCGTCAGGAAACAACGTGTTCCAGATAAGATTATAAAACATAAGCTGCGGCGATACCTTGTACGAGGCGAAGTAAGCGGCGGTGTTGTACGCTGCTGTGGATTTGTGATCTACGATAACAGGTCTGCCGTAGTAGGTTCCAACGAAGTCTATCGTACCGCAAAAGAGTATGTCCAACTTGTGTGTCTGCTTGTACGGGTAAGCGAAGCGCATCTCCAGTACAGGGTCGGGGTCTTTCTTTACCTCAAGCCCTGTGTCTATGCTGAAGTATTGATTGAGTAGGTTGACTAGGTGCGCTAGGTCTCGAAAGTCTTTGTCGGGTACGAGAACATCTGCATAGTGGTCTATGGCTTTATTGATTGCTGCATCCTTGTCACCGTTCTCGTAGAAGGATTCAAGTGCTTTATGTACAGCAGTACCATACTCCATCTTGTGATTAGAGTTACGCTTTCGTAGTCCACGGAATAGCATATACCATAGCCTACGTTCACAAGCTGACTCTTTAATAAGGGACGCATCTATCTTTACGATGTACTTACCCTCCGGTGTTTTCTCTAAATTAAGTAATTCCATAGGTTCTTTTTAGTTCTTCTGCCTTGTCGAGCAGGGTTTTCTTTTCCTTTATAACACGCTTCTTTCGCGCAGTCTTTGGCTTCGCCAACTCTACCTTGGGTTCTGTTAGTGCAAGGTACTTTTCAAAATGCTGGAGTAGCTCGTCATCTGACATAGCCTCCAACTGTTCTACGGTACAGTCTAGTAGCTGCTCAATTGTCATAAAAGTCTATGATAAATAAAGCAAGGAATAAGAGTGTAAAGAATAAAGATGCTATAGATAAAATTGTAAGTGGCATAGTCTATCGTATTACAGCGAGCCTGTCCTGTGCGGTATCAAACTCGAAGTCTATGGTTTTCTGTTGTTCCTCTAGCCACCTCAAGTCTTCCTCCTTGAGTACAAGATTATCCCGCTTCCAAGTCTCCATGTCTTGTGCAGTTTGCAACCAAGTGAGTAGCTCACCACGCCAGACGCTAGAGTCTGCGTAGTCGTACTTGAGTTCCTTCTCTTTAATCAAGTTGCGTACGGTGTCCTTGAAATAAATAAGAACACCCGTGTCTGTTTTCCGTAAGGAAATCTGGGAACGTAGTTCAGCATAGACCGAACCGTACTCTTCCGAGTTATCCACTAGGAACTTGAGACCGTCAACAAGCTTAACATACAGAGTGTTAACCGTGTAGCCTGTGTCTTCCGACGTAACAAGTATGTCGTTTCTTCCGTCGAGTAGCCTGTCCAGTACAGGCTTTACCTTGGCTGTGCTGCTTGCACTATACGACGAACGTGCTGGTGACGGGCGTGAGCGTAGTCTACGCAGTAGGTTTGAATGATCTTCTAAAGTTTTTTCTGACATAGTTAAATTAAAATTAAGAGTAGCGTAGTGTTTCTATAGGCGACAGAGTTGAACAAGGGGGAATACAAAAACCCTTGTTACTGGTATCCCGTTGTAGGTTCTCCCTACACACCATGCTACGCTACTCTTTGTTTTCTTAGCCTTCGTTAGAAGGCATCAGTTCCTCCATGCGCTTGATTAACGCCTTACCCTGTTCAATATCACCAGCGGCAAACGCTGCCTTGGCTTTATTGAAAAGCTTGTTAGGAGTTTCTGTTGTAGTCTCCGGTGTCCACTTGTCAGCGTCCTCCTTGGTATAGATTACCTGATCTGGATGCTGCTGGTCTAACTCAGCCTTGAGTTCCTCAGTTGTTTTGCCGTTAGGCTTCAACGAGTTCTTTACCGTAGACCGGATACGTGCGCTAACCTGTTGGTTCAACAAGGCTAGTGTTTTTTCCTCGCCGTACCTGCTGACTACATCTGCTGTAGCCTTGAACTCTGGTACTGCGAACTTATAGCCTTCCCAATCGCCAGACTGGAAATGCTCCATCGTGTAGTTTGTTTCTATGTTTAACATAGTATTTACTTTCTTTTACTGATGCACCTTTAACTGTTAGTGCAAAATTCTTTTAACTGTTAGCAGTTAATTTTTTAACTATCTATATAAAGCAGGAATCATGCCAACTGTTACAACTGTTGAAAAATAATTCTAAAAGTTGAAAGTTTTTTCGTAGCCTATATTCCAGTTTCCAGTATTCCAGTTTCCACAGGGGGGGCTGGAATAATAATAATAATACTCTGTGTTAAGGTTGTCTTTCCCTGTAAGGAATTTTCTTAGAGCCTAGAGTAGAGGTCTAGGTTGTCTCGGCCTAGAACTTTATACTGTTTGGCGAGGCGGATAAGTTCCCGTACGTTGCCTGAGAGTAGTTCCTCTTGGTATTTCTTGGCGGTACGGATTAGTTGCCAGAGGTCTTTGATTTCCTCTGGTGTAAAGCCTAAGCCAAGGGAGTCCACTATAAGGGGGATGTCATCTGGCCTGTCTCTCAATGGCTTTAGGTCTAGCCTGTAGGTGGCGATTCTGTGGTAGAGGTCTTCACGGAAACCGGAGTTTACTTTGTTCGAGGCAAAGATAAATCGGCCCTTGAATTCTGTGTCTTCGTTCTCGCCTATCCTACGAAACTTGCGTGTCTCTATGACACGGAGAAGCAAGACCTGTAGCGCAGGGGATATATCTCCTATCTCATCCAGAAACATCGTACCTCTGGAGGCAGCGACCAGCAGACCCATACGGTTGGATACCGCACCCGTATAGGCTCCCTTAACATGGCCAAAGAGTTCGCTCTGTATCATACTCTCCGGTATTGCTGACAGGTTCAACGATAGAAACCTACCGCTACGCCTGCCGTGTAGCCTACGTGCAACAAGGTCTTTACCTGTGCCGCTCTCTCCGGTAATCAGCACCGTATCATCTAGGGGCGCAAGCTTATCCGCCAAGGCTAGAAGCCGTAGAGTATCAGCGTCTTGTGTAACAAAGCCGAAGTCTTTTGGTAGAGTGTGTGCCTTGAGTAGCTTCTCTGCCTTTTCCCGTAGGCGCTCTGCGTCAGTCTGTGACTTCATTGAACTTGGTCTCCACTAACTTGATGAACGCTTCCTCTATGTCCTTGACTCGCTCTAATCCAGAGACATCGTACCAGAAGATAAGCTCGGAGCTGTCTTGTTGGATAGCAATGTCTTCGTCTGATAGAGTACCCATCTTTATCTGTGTGCCATAGCCACCATTGGCGAAGTAGCCAAACTTCTTGCGTATGTCTGGCGGTTCTAGTTCTTGGAGGTGGAATAGGAATCGGCGCATCATAAACGTAGCGCACATAGTTATACATAACTTGTCTATGTCCATCATCTCTTGGAAGTCCTTGATCTTAACGTAGGTTATGTGAGCCTCTTGGCCACTGCGACAAGGGAATGTGGCGATAACTTCGCAGCCGTAGCCCAAGGTTTCCAAGTGGTCTATGGCTTTGTATATCAAGGCTCCCCTATGGAAGTAACAGTCCTCCGGTATACCGCAATGGTTCCAGCAGTTAACGTAGATTGTCAGAAGTCTTTTGCCTTTGGTTATGACTGTCTCTGTTTCCTCTTCCTCTATGAAGTGTTCGGGAGAGCAGTCTGCTATGGCAGCTTCTATGTTTATTGTACCTCCAGCTACAGTAGGCACGTACTCTGTCAGGTAGTCTTCGAGCGGTGCGATAGAGTCTGTTATTTTGTCGTCTATCTTTGTGCGCTCTAGCTTTGGTATACCCCAACCACCTGCGTCCAGTATGAACACGGCTTCAAGCCAAGACTTCGTACCGTACCAGTCGTCTGTCTCTGTAGTTTCCTTTGAAGACCAGATGTTCAAGTCTGAATTTTCTTCCTCTAGCTTTGGTTCATTGTCTAGGACAGAGCGGAACTCGTCCCAACTATAGATTGTTTTCTTTATTATCTTCATGGCTCAAGCGGCGTTGTCGTTCTTCTCTTAGTTCCTGTATCTCTCGCCCAAACTTTGGCAACTCTACGAGTATCTTGTTTACATGGTAGTTCATAACCAAGTCCATACTGTAGCCTACCAAGGTCATTAGTGGGTCAAATAGTTTACGGGCTATCTCTGGATTCCTTTCTTCGCAGTAAGCATAGAGGTATAGGTTAATATCCTTTAACGTGTAGTCCTTGTCGGGGTTTAGTTTGTAGTCTAGTGTTATCTTCATAGCTCTTTTCAAAACGGTACTTCTTCGTCTACGATATCTTTTACTTCTTCCGGTACGTTCGGCTTCGGCTTGCTGTACTCGACAGGTTTTATAGGCTTGAGCTTCTCCATGTATACGTCGAGTAGCTTACGTCGAGCGTCACCTTTGACAGAGCGAAAGACTGTGGCATCTAGGCAATCTACTGCATCCCAACCAGACATAGCTTGCAAAGTAATACACTGGTGTAGGTTACGTGTGCTAAAGATGACTCGTATCTTGTTGTTCTCTGCGTACTCCCTCATCTTCTGGAACCTGTCGCAGAATTTATTAAACTGTATGGGAGTAATGTGAGGTTTGTCTACTCGGATATATGTTTCCTTAACCCAAGCTTTCTCCGCATCCGTATCGTACGGCCATTCTATACAGACGAACTCGTTTAGCAGGGCTACGTCTAGCGCGTTGCGTCCTACGTACTCTCGGTCTGGCCCAAGTCCCCACGTGTTTGCGGTACACATAAGCCGACAGTCAGGGTGTACGTCCTGCGGGCCGTACGGCATATTGATATGCCCGCTACAGATACCCTTGATAATCATGAGTACGTTACTATTCCCGTTGTCCATCTCATCTATAACAGCTAGACCACCGTGTTTAATTACGTCAGTCAACACACCAGGTACGTACTGTCCGCCGCTGTTATTGAATCCAATAAGATCGTGCGTCCCTGTCTGTTTGTTAACCTGACGTATAGCGTAGTGCTTACAACCAAGGGCTTTGGCGACAGGCTTTGTTACCCTAGTCTTACCGCTACCCGTAGGCCCGATAATCATAGCAGACAAACCGGCTCCCAGCGTTTCGAGTAGAGGCTTCACTTGGTAGTGCTGACCCTCTAACGTAGAGTAGTGTTCCCTGTTGTGCGCTATGACACGTTTGATTTCTAGCTTTACATTCTGCTGAGTAGTCTCAGCGATTGCCTTTTCCAGAGCAGTAAACTTCTCTGTGTACTTGTCGTCTATTTTTCCTAGGACTTGTTCTGTTAGTCCATCTATCCAGTCATTATTAGAACTCATTTTCTTCTGTGTTGTTGTTATTGTTTTTCTTTGCCTCTAGGTACATACATAGAGCTTGTATTGGACGCATGACATCTACATATTCAGATGTCTTAAAGACTATCCAATAAGTAGTCTTGTTGAGTAGCTTGCGATCTGTCCAAGCTAGACTTTTTCCGTAGACATAAGAGGGAGCTTGGACTTCTACCCAGTTGCCAAAGCTGTAGCCTTTAATGTCTCCGGCTTTTTCGTACGCTTCAAGAATTGTTGGGATACATTCCCCGATATTACTGAACGCTGTCTCGGTGTCTATGGTAAAGACGTAGGTGTGTGGTAGGTCTACGTATTCTTTATCTTGTGGGTTCATGGGTAGAATAGTAAGTAGCCGAGGGCTATGCCTGTTACCCATGCTAGAGTACCGAGGATAGTCCAATGGAGTATGGTTGTCATAGAGTACATTAAGTGTATGTATGTTTTATTCTTCATTGTTGTCTGTAGTTATTTCGTTTACGTGCATCATGTCCTTTACTTCGTCCTCGCTCATGTACTTGGCGAAGGCTAGAATAAGTTGGTCTTTGTCTACTCTACCATCTTCGACCATTTCGATAAGTAGATTTGTGTACTTGCGGCTCATTTCTTACGTCTCCTAGGCTTCTGTCTGTTAGTGGACTTGCCTTTGTTAGTGTTGGCTGCACGTTGTTGGTTTCCTAAACCTAAAGGTGTACCTGTTCTACTTAGTTCTTTGTTAAGGTCTCGAAGTCTACGTTTTTTCATTGTTCTACTGTAAGGTTTTCCTCTTCGCTCTCGGTGTATTCGTCTTTGGTAGCTATGTCTTTTTGTACTGTACCGTTGGTGAATACGTTAACCCAATTTTCTTTCGCACCTACTGAAGCGTTGATGCAACCTAGCTTAGCCTCTACCCGTTCGCATACCTTTTCTTCTATGGTGTTCTTGTACCATATAACATCCTGAGTCGTGTCAGATATAGAGGTGATGCGGTGGCCTCGACCTAGTGCTTGGACTAAGTCTATGGCTGACCATGTCGGAGGTATGATTATGTGTCGTGGCCTAGCCTTTTCGTTGTCGTGGTGTAAGCTGATACCTACTCCACCTGACCGCATAGTGAATAGCATAACATCTGCTTCACCTTTCTGGAACTGTTGCCGTTGGTGTTCCCTTGTGCTTTGGGATTGTCCGCCAACAATGTGAGTAATCCTGGACTTGGGAAGGCCGAGGTCTACCAGAGACTTGTATACTTCCCGCATAGGTTCAACGAAGTTGCAGACTACGATAGTCTGTCGGCCCCGCTCGATAGTGCTTATCGCACGCTTGGCCATACGCTTGGAGCGAGTAAGTTCGGCTCCCTCTCGGAACTTCTGCATGGCTACAAGCATCTCGTTCCAACCGAAGTTAGTGTTACGGTCGTACTTACGACACTTGGCGAGGAACGCTTCGTAGAAGCCATCATATTGTGCCTTCTCTTCGTCGCTCTCAAACTCTATGAGACGACAGCGCGTGTGGGTTACGTGCTTGTAGCGCACCTTTGGCACGTAGACAGCGTAAGGTTTCATGGAGTCACGTAGTCTACCCATCTGAGCTTGGCATAGTTTGTTTGGGCTACCCCAGCGAGCTATGTCTCGCAGTAGTTGCGGAGCTGTGTCTGTCGTAACTTGTTCTTGACCGTAGTTCATACCTACACCTTGGACTACGCTACGTGACTCGCTGACTTTCTGGTAGGGAGTAGCAGAGATAAAGATACGTTTGACTCCCTGTGGGATAGACCAAGCGATCTGTGTCTGGGAAGCGGTCTCGTTCTTGAGACCTTGGCATTCATCAAAGACTACCAGAGATGGTAAAGCGTGTGGGTTCCAGTTGTATGCAAACGTATTGTGTACCGGATGCTTGTGCTTAGTCCAATAAACTTGCTCACCTATCTTACCGCGCAGACCGGCGTAAGACATAGGGAATACATAGGGAGTTAGCCTAAACTGGTTGATGACTTCTAGAGTTTGGGGGATTACTGCTGCTGGAGTAACCCACAGGATTGGCATAGGCCAATTACTTTTCTTCTCGAGTAGGTTGTTGTCGAGTAGGTATTTGATTGCGGGAAGTACCATGTAGGTTTTCCCTAGACCGGCGTGAGCTTGGAGCAGAACACCTTGCTTCTGCTGTAGCTTGATGGCTGCACTTGTCGCAGCCTTTATCTGGAACGGCATACTACGCGCTCCGGCATTCTCGACTATCGTTTCAATAGCCGCTTGGACTATATGCTCTGTGCAATCTAGCATATGGTCTCTGTCTGGTTTCTGTACTTTCATTTTCTTTGGTAGTCCAAAGTTACTAGCCTTGGACTAAATCTTTATTGTACCACTCAGGCACGGGGGAGTTACGCCACTTGGCAAACGTACGCTTGGCTATCCAATAGTATTTGCGGTAAGCAGTAAGCGGGTCGTTTGGAGTATAGCAGTAGTTGTTGTAGTCTCCAAAACACTGGGGGTGTGGAGTAAGCTTGCGCTCTGGGAAGTTCAGCCGAGTGTACTCCTGGGAACACCAGCGAACAACACTACCCGATGCGTGTATCTTGCTGTATCTGTTGGTGTACTCTTGGAGCAGGGCGAAAGCGTGGTCTAGGAGCCACTCGTAATTTGCTTTAGATTCTCTGGCCCATACAGTACAAGGGTGATTGTAGTGTACGCGCTTGTATGGTGCTGTAGCAAATGGAGCGCACAACATCTGTGCGGATTCCAAGGGCATCTTGACAACGTGCTTGTCGCAAAGACTGCGAGCTGCTGCGGCAGGTTCTAGTTCTACGTAGAATATGTTCATGGTTACTTGTGGGCTAAAGCTTGTTGAGCCATAGGATAGATTGCGTCTATCGTAGCTTGCTGGGTTGTTCTATCCATCTCGCTCAGGAGCTGTAGTCTAACCTTTTGCCGATCTCGCCCTAGCTTTCGGACAAAGTAGTCTATGACCAGCTCGATCTTTGCGGTACGCTTTGCGATCTTGTCTTGTTCAAGACTACGGCGTTGTCGGCTAGCAATCCATGCTTGCTTACACCAGAGGCGTGCTTTACCTATGCTAAGTTTTGGCATGGGCTTATCGTACCAAGTCTTAGTGTACTCTTCGCCTTGATACTCAACTACGACATCTGAAAGCTGAGCGTCTGCTACGCGCACAGCCTCAGCTAGAGTAATCTCTACTGAATCGTTGCGGTAGTAAGTATCATACATCGGGTTACACGTAGGCTTGGCAAGCTTCAGTAAGCACCAAACTTGTGTGGTCTTCGTGTCATTTAATAGGTAGTCTAGGTTCATTTTGACTTTCTTTCTCTAGCAACCGCCAAGTATACCATACTCTACGTAATAAACAAGCATAATCTACGGGTTATTTGTGTGGTCTAGCTGTTGGGGATTGTTACTTTACTTATTAAAAGGGGTGTAGTCTATAAGTTGCGAGGGTTGTAGATCGGGGGATACGAGATTATAAAAAGAGGGTAAAAGTGTAATTGGTAGAGGGAAGAAAAAAACCGTCCCAAAGAGGGACGGCTTGCTTGGTGTATGTTGCGGGGGAGGCTTAGACTCCAATTTGCGAGAGAGTGTAGGCGACAAGAGCCTCTTGCGCGGCCTTTGCCTCTGGCGAGTCTACGCCATGTTCAGTTTGCGCGATAGATAGCGCCTCCGCAAGAGAGTTGGTCTCTTTCACTTGGCCTTTGTTGGCGGCATTCTCCGCGCCCGTGGTAGCCTTTTCGGGGCGTTTGTGCCAGCCGTTAAGGCGCTTGAGCAAGGCATCGCTGTTTTCTTCCGGCTCAAGGTCATTGACTTTGGACGAAAAGTAGGCCGCAAGAATCGCATCCAGTTCAATATCAACGCTAGACTGGTCGCCCTCGCCGGGGCGGGAAGTCTGCTCCGCGAGGAACAAGCGGGCTTCTGCTACGCCGCCTACGTACTGCAGGGCATCGTTGCCAAGCCTGTTAGGTTGCACCTTGAATGATCGGGCGAAGTCGCCCACGTGGTTCATGTATTTTGTACTCATTTTAGTATTTACTAGTTAAACCGTGCATCTAGCACGTGCAGCAAATCTAGCATTTTCTGGCCTAGGTAGTCAACAGTTATTTGGAGAAAGTTTTAGTGGGTATTGATGATGATTTATTTATAAGTTTATCTCGAAAAAAGCGGGGGGAGTAAGTAGCTTGGGGGGTCTTATTATATATATAAAAATATATTTATATAAATAGAAACATCAATAAACCTCTTTCATCCTCTCCCTCTCTCTTTTTTTCCTGTATAATTATAAATCAATCAACATTAACACTTGACAGTTTTCCCTAGAGTACGTAATTTCTGTTTATAGTCTACGTTCTTGAGTATCATACCAGAGATCACCGACAGGGGAGGGGGCCAGAAGCAAAGCGACTCCAGAACTATCACCCTCTCTGGGAAAATGACAAAAAATACGAGTTAGTTAACAGTTACCAAAGTGCCTTAACTGTTAGACTGGGTGGCATCAAAGTTGCTATAGGCGAGTTGGTTATGGATACCAACAGTAAAATCAAGTTCGAGGGGTTCTCGAAGAGAGCCAAAGATATTTGCCTTAGCACCGCACTAATCAAACACTACCTGAAGAAAGAAAAGGAAACTTGGAATGGCGAGGACAATAGCGAAACCACAAGTTAACCAGCAACAGGCGATTAGACCTGTGAGGCGGGTATCTCCGCAGTTTGTACCTCCGATAGCTCCTGCTACCGGAATAGACACCGGGCCTACAGTATACAACGACTACTACCAGCCTACGATTTCGCAGCCCATATTTCCGCCTCCTGTTGCTGTAGAACCTGTTCCTGCTCCTGCGCCCAACGCTATCATAGCAGAGCCTATGCCAAGGAGGCGCATGGGTACTCCAGCTCCAAGACCAGAAAACTACGGCCCATCTCCAGACAGAGTATGGATGCCAGAAAATCAACCCCCTACGGTAGACCCAAGATTTCGACGAGAAACTGGAGAAGGCGACATAGCTTTACCTGACCCAAGAACTACACCACCAGCTTCCCCAATAACGCCAAACCTAACTGCGCCCCAGCAGCCCAATTTACTACCCCCCGTTTCTTCCGTACAACCGAACCTAATAACTCCACAGCAACCTTTACCTGTACCCGGCCCTAACGTAGGCGTAGATACAACAGCAGAACCAGTTGACATACAACAGCCTCAACCCGTCTACATTGAGGCTCCCATGCCTCTGCCAATAGACCAAGGGCCAATAGGAACTCAAATAATTAGACCCCAAGCAGACCCTGTAGGAACAATAACACCAGAGTTACCCCCGACACTATCCCCAATAAGTCCTCCGGTTGTCGCTCAAGAAACTTTCTCTCCACCAACCCTCACAGAAACAGCCATCGCAGAACCCATACAAATACAACAACCTACCCCTGCAACAGAACAACCAATAGTCCCTGACGAGGTAACAACCATCCTAGACGACATAGTACCAGAGGTAACCACCGCAGAACCTAAAAGCATAGTTGTGCCTGAGTCTGACGTACCCCAATGGGCAGAAAGCCCACAGGCACAGCAAGTACAAGATATCATAGACCAAGCACCACCAGTACAAACTGCCCCCGTTATTGCACAAAACCCTCTAGCACAGCCACCAATACAAACTGCACCGGAAATAACCACTCAGTTACAACCAGAAATAAACCCGTACGAAGTAGCCTTGCCCCCAATAGACCCTAGACAACAACCAACCCCCACCATAACAGAACAGCCAATAACCGTAGCAGAAGACCCGCTTCCTGTACAAGAACCTATACAGTTAGACTCCGTGCCTATTCCGGTAGAACCAGAAACTATGGACGCTGGCGAGATAAACTTTCCACCTCCCGGCTCTAACCCAATGATTTTTAAAGATCAAGAGGGTGACATGGTTAAAAACGTACCGGGACACGCTTCTGGCCCTCATGGCTACATACGCGGCCCTGTGACAGAACCCGGCAAACCCCCGCTAGATCCCGCAATAGTACAGGCTAATCCAGAAATCCTAGCTAAAACTATTGACCCATCAGCGACCTTAACGCAAGACACAATTGTTATACCAGAGGGAATAGACGTAAATGCAGGGCCAGATATAACCCAAGTACAAGAACAACCATTTACCGGCGAGATAACTGATGCACAGATAGTAACGGAAACTCCAGACTCGCTACCTGCAACAACAGAAACAACAGAAACATTTGCACAGAATCCAAACTTAGCTGTACCAGACTTGCCAGAACAACAGGTAACCCCAAACAGAAATCAACAAGTTCAGGCTCAAGAACCAGCACCGGGTCGTGGTTGGCTGTACACAGGCCCACAAGGTTATGCAGAAACGCGCTGGTCTACGTCTGGCGCATCTCAGGGACAGCCTATAATATCTCAAACACCTTACACATCTGGCCCACAGGTAAACAGAGAGACTGGAGAAATAACACAACAGCCACTCTCATGGTGGTCTAATCGTGCAGGTTACGACTTCAAGCAAAACGCACCTCTGCCCACAGGAACACCCGGCAGTACAATGGGCGGCAGCACGGGAACAACCGGAACATCTACAATATCAGAAGGAGTTCCCGGTGGCCTAGAAGATGGTTTCGCAGGATTCTCGGCGCAAGAAACTATGGAGGTATCAAAAGGCAGCATAACTCCCGTACTTGACAGCCTACACCCTAATGGTGTTAGTGACGGGAAGACAGTTACTTTCAGAACGGTCGAAGACTTTGATAACTGGGTAGATGGAAACCAGTCATTAAGACCGGACATTGGGTTTAGTAATCTTAACTACGAGAAGAAAGACGAGACAGGTAAAATCGTAGGCTACGGCAACAAAGCTTTAGATGGGTTCAACGAGCTAGGTGGTATGATTAACAACATATTTGACCTTGCTGGAGACCCAAGTAAGACGATTAGCGAGGAATCCTTACAAGCATCTGGCCTGAAGGGCACAAAAGACCAGCTAAAAGAATTTGCGAAAAATCTAAACAAACTAAGAAAAGAACTCGGTCAAACATGGGAAACAAGCAAGGACGAAGCTTGGGGTAGAAAGTGGAACAACTTAACAGAAACCCAAGAATATGGAGATCTTCAACCTATGGGAATTTTTGCCCTACTCACAAACCCACCAGCAGCTATCGGAATGACAGCCAACGCACTCCTTAGTGACATTAAAAACGCAGCTCAGGGTATGTTCGAGGCTAACGCAGACTACTCAGGAAACCCAATACAAGACGTACTCAACGGAGCTTTCCACTTACTCGGCCAAGGTGCAAAAGCAGTTGGTTCGGTGTTTTCCGAAATCGGACAAAAGATAACAGGTAAGCTAAACTTCACATCTAAGGATTTGAAAGAAGACCCGATGGAAGTATCCAGAAAGCTACTCTACCGCAGCAAAAACGAAGACGATGAAGTAGGCGATATGAGATACGGTATAGTCAAAACCCTACTGGAAAATGGTGTAAAGGTTAAGTTCCACAACAACGCTATGTCTTTTGACAGCACGATAACGTCACAACGAATGGCCGATGCTAAAAAAGTTATATCAGACTTAGGCTTGAACGCTGGTATGCTGGATATAATAGCAGGTACAGATGGAATTGATTGGACAGGGAGCGAAGACTTTAGAGAGTTCCTGCTAGAACTTGCCAAGCAACGGCGAGAAGCCGCACAAAGTTAATTACTAAATGAAAAACCAAGATTTACAGGCTATTGCCCTCGCAAGGCAGGGACTTAGCCCGTCAAAAATTGGAGAGTTACTTGGTCAGAGTAAAGAACACACAGCGTTCAAAGTAACCTTTGACAATCTCTTTAAGTACCAGCTTGAAAAAGCTACCTCAAAAAACGAGGAAGACCTAGACTACAACGCTGAAGAACCAGAGTTTAACTTCAATGAAGAGGTAGACAAACTATTACCCTTGGCTTTCCAAACTGCCCGTGAGCTGTTGGAGTACGGAGAAAACGAAGCTGTCAAGAAAGACATCTTTAAGTGGCTCGGAGACCAAAAAAGCGAGAAGAACACTAAAGGAATCTCGTTCAATATAAACGATATTAACCTCCGACTGGAAACTGCTCAAAAACGTGTAGAAGAAAATTTCGTAGATGTCGATAGCTACTAAACAAGAACGTAGCCTAAAGTTTAACTCGCCCCTAGAACTCGTCACATTTGTAGACGATGAGATTCTTAACGGTCAGATGAAACTGCACAAGTGGCAAGCTCAGATAATGACTGACTTTGCTAACCCATCTACTGACCAAGACCCGTTTCGTTCAGTTGTTCGTGCAGCTAACGGTTCGGGTAAGGACAAATATATAATAGCCCCTTGCGCCGTATGGTTAGGTACAGTTTATGACGACTCGCTTTGTATCATAACTTCTGCATCTGGTAATCAGTTGGATCGTCAGACAGACAGGTATATACAGCAGTTACTTAATGGAATAAACAGATTGTTTGAGAAGCAGATATGGAAGCTGAACTACAGACATTACACTAACTTGTTAAATGGCTCCACGATAGAGTTGTTTGCTACAGATGAACCCGGTAGAGCTGAGGGTTGGCATCCAGCGGTGGCTAATGGTCAGTTTGGAATTTTCGTTTCAGAAGCCAAGTCTATCTCTGACGACATCTTTACAGCTTTAGCTCGCTGTACTGGCTTTACTAAACGTGTCGATGTTAGTTCGCCGGGAATACCTGACGGTCACTTCTACAATGCCTGTGTGGGTAACGTATGGAAACAATATCACGTAACGGCTTTTGACTGCCCGCATCTTAGTCAAGACTACATAGATGACGTAAAGAACGCTTACGGAGAAAACTCCACCCTCTACCGTTCAATGATTCTAGCTGACTTTGGCGGTTTAGAAGAACAGGTGGTGATAAACTTTCAGCAACTTGTGGAACTCGATGAGGTTGAGATAGATCACAAGGCAGCCGAGCAAAACACAGCAGGTCTTGACCTTTCAGCAGGTGGTGACGAACAGGTTCTTGCGGTACGTAATGGTAATCAACTCATTGCACTTGAGTCATTTAAGTTCACAGATACAGTTGTTTTAATTGAGCATCTTGAAAAACTTTTCTACAAATACAGCTTAGATAACGCAGATGCCGTAATATACGGAGATGCTGGTGGTCTAGGTAAACCAATACTTGATACATTAAAAGCAAACAACTGGCCTGTCAAGTACGTCCTTAACCAAGCAAAACCTCGTAATGAGTTAGCCTACTTAAATCGCGGCGCAGAAACATGGTTTAACGTAGCTAAACTTATCGAAAACAAGGAGATAATCATACCCAAGTACAGCACATTACGTAAACAGCTTGCCTCTCGATACTACATGGTAACGCCTCAAAACAAGCTACAGCTAGAAAGTAAGAAGGTAGCGAAGTCGAAAGGGCGTAAGTCTCCTGACCAAGCCGATGCTTTTGTGCTTGCTTTCTGTGACTACTACCCTACAAAAACCAGAGGTAAGCGTGTCAAGTACAAACTTAACAAGTGCGAACCGAAGACTGAGCGTAAGGTTTTTACCTTAAATCAAGCTAGGCATAACAATCGTATTAAGCATTTATTGCCTAAGCGTGATCCTGTCGCTCAAGAATTTTTACTCGAAGAGATTAGGGCATTACAAGAATGAAGACTGATTATGACTACATAAAGTATGATGATGCGGCGAAAGAAATACATCGCCTAAACAGCCATCTTCAAACACAAGCTACAAAAGCGGACGAACACAGACTCCTGCGTCATCCTACAATAGATATAGATGCAGAGCAGCGTAGTGGCCATTTAGCTCCAGATGAGTTGTACATACCGTTGCACCTTGTGGACATGAACATACGACGTGAACAGGCACGTTACGTGTCTTATATAAGTTCTTCAAGGCGTGTGGCTATCTTCAAGAGTCTCAACGATGTTACGTTTGACTCAACTGTACTTGAAGAAGATTTTACAGACAAAGCAAGATACACCGGTTGGCAAACATCTATATTTCGTATCATAGATTCCATGCAGCTCCACGGCTACGGTGTAGCAGAAGTTTCTTTCGACGTAACAAAACCTGGTCACTTTGCTGTTAACGATGTTAACTTTGAAGATCTTGGTTTGCCTGAAGATGCGCGGGACATACAAGCTTGTGAAATGATTGTTCACAGGCACTACTTCACAGACCTTCAGTTAAAGCGTATGGCTGAAACCAACGATTTTAATAAAGAGCAGGTTAACAATTTGGATTTTAAGGAGCTGGCTGAGAACTACTCCTTGATGGAAGTTCAAAAGGTTTTGTTCAAAAAGAACAACGTAGTTTATGTTGGGTGGGCTTGTATAGATCGTTGTAATGATTGGGTACGTAAGCCTCGCCCTTTGTTCCTCGGTAAGCGTCAACAGGGTGAAGAACTATTTGAAACGCAGTATCCTTACGTCTTATTCCCGTACAACATTAACGAGGACACGACCATCTCGCTGATGAAAGGGCGAGCAGAACTTGATGAGTATGCACAAGAATCGGCAACATCACTCTTATCGTCGTTTGTTACGGCGCACCGTAGAGCCTCTGGATTGTACTTCGCCAAGGACAACAACGATCCAAACAACACCAATGTACAAACTAGCGTGTTCTTTACTCCAAATGCTCTTATTGATTCTAACATAAAACAATTTCAGCTTAGTCCACCTGACTCATCTATCATGGGCGCAATCCAAACGATACTGGGTCAGAATATGCAGGAGACTTCTCAGGTAAACTTTGCGGCCATGAACCGTAAAGATAGTCGAAAGACAGCCACAGAAGTACAAGCTGCAACGTCAGAAGCCCAAGCACTTTCAGCTTCACAGGTTGCGCTCTTTAGCATAGCACTTAAAAAAGTTTACACGCAATGTTGGAACATATACAGGTCAAGAACAATAGAAGGACTCATACAGGCTTCAATACCTCCAAATTTTTTCACAGACCACGAATACTCAATAAGACCGGCAGGCGACGCAGACGTAATAGAGCGTCAGGAAAAGATAAACAAGATGATGCAAGCATGGCCTGTCGTTCAGCAAACAGGCGCGGCTTCCCTCTTTCTTAAACGCTTCGTCTCAATGTTGTTTCCCGAAGATGGTCAAGCCTACGTTCAAGCTATCCAAGATGACAACACCAAGACACAGCTACTCATGCAGCTTCAAACAATTGTTCAGTCTTTAATTACTGATCCAGAAACCGGACAGTTAAGTGAGGAAGCGCAACCTTATCAGCAGCAACTGCAACAGATAATGCAACAGGTACAGCAGGTACTAAATCCAAATGGACAGCAGCCACAACCAACAGCAAGCTGAGTTAGCGTTTTTGCAATGGCGTGATTCCGTATGTACGAAACTTTTGATTGAGCGACTGGATGAATATAAAGAACAAATACTAAACGAGATTAAATTTAAGTCTGTAGACGCAGCCTCTCCAGACTCTATAATACGTTACAGGGCTGCACAGTTAAAAACAGTAGACGACATAACCAGTATAATAAATGAGCGAGGAAACATTATTCGAGCAGAAGGTAACAGTCCAAGATCAACGGGCAGGAACATCAACGCCGGTCGAAGAACTCGAAACAGAACCAACTGAGACAACGGAAGAAGTAGAATCTTCTGAGAACCAGCTTGACCTGTTTGACGACATCTTTGACGGGGAGCTTGTAGAAGACGAAGGTGAGACACAGGATGTCCCAGCCGACGACGATGACGAAGCCGAACCCTTACCGGAGGGTGAGCTTTTAGATGACGAACAGGCAGCGGTTGAGCCAGCGCAGACAAAAGCAGAGCCACGTAATTACGATGACTTCGATGAGTCTGAGAGGCCGTTGTTAAAGCAGATGTCTAATGCGGCTTTTGAGAAGTACGCCAAGAATAAGCGGGAGCTTTCCGAGGCAAGAGCGCAGCTTGACGAACTTAATAAGCAAGATTCTGGAGTTAAAATGCCAGAAAATATGCACGAACATCCCGAAGCATACACTCTCTCGCATGAATACAGAGAAGCAGCTACCAACTACTCTAAGGCTCAGTCTGAGTTTAATCATTGGAAACAGCAGCTTATCAACGTACGTAATGGAGAAGCTTGGCAAGGCATAGAAGGCTACGACCAGAGCGGTCAGATGGTCGCAAGTAAACAGGCTTATCAGCCTACACAGTCTTCCGAGATAGACATTGAATCTGCACTACAAGAAGCCAAGAACTTCATGAATCAGTTTGGCCAACAAGCTGCACATATTCAGCAGAACTACAGTGATATCTACAAGAATGCTAATACGATGTTAGCAGATGAGCAGAAGAAATACTTTGAGTGGGAAGGAGATCCAGAGAAGTTGAACACATCTATTGAAACGCCGACTGGAAAACCTGCTACGATAGGCCAGATTAAAGAAGGTTTTTTCGAGGCAATTCCATCAAATTTCAAACGTCATCCCGTAACTAACTTAGCATCAAACCTTTACGTCACTTTGCAATTGCAGTCTGCGGAGCTTGGAAAGTTGAAAAAACAGCTTGACATCTCGGAGACAAACAAGAAAGATTCTCGACGAGTCGAACCGAGGTCAGCAAGGAAGTCAGAGCCAGTAGGTGATGATGAAATGTTTTCAACGACAGACTTTGAAAAGCTACTAGGGTAAGGGCATACCACTGCTACTATAGGCGAAGGGCATCGCAACGCAGAGAGTGCGTATTAGAACTCTCACAAAACCGGAGTCTACGGACTCCTCAACTTGTAATATAATAAAACATTATGCCTAGTTCAGTCGCTGCTGATAGTGTGATTCATGCGTCTAACGCAACAGCTACACCATATCAGCCTGAGTTTAGAAAGCTTTCTTTCTATCTCGCACGTAACGAAGTTGCCCAGTTCCCTAAGTGGAATACCTACGATAGCCTTTTTGGTTCTATTAAGTGGCAACCTAACATGGGTGATACCCTTAATGGCCTGACCGCAACGCCTAGCCCTGTGGAAAGGATAACCTTCGCTCCTAATACTCTTGATGCTTTCCCTGCGAAAGATCAGTTCAAAGTTGGTGAGCGTTACGAAACTGCAAAGCTTGGAGCGCATCGCTTTGAGAGTCATCGTTTCCGTTTCTTGAGTAACTTTGAGTCTTTCTGGCGGGATCAACTTCAGTACGCGCATAAGGATATTGTTCGTCAAATTGCTTTGGCTAACAACATCTTCACTCGTACGTTGATGTATTACCAGACACCGGACGTTTATGTTTGTAACAGAGGTCTTAGCTCTGGTTTAACGCTCGCCTCAAATCACGAAAAGCGTGCATTTACTGGTGATGATGTTCGCCTTGTAGACAACGCCGCTGACGGTATTGGAACTACAACTTCTCACGGTGGCTCTGCTACAGTTACTAATAGTGGCGGTGAGTCTTATCGTGACCAGTTCGCACACGGCGCAACAAATGTTGCTGGCAACTTAACCTTGAAAGATATTTACAAGGCTATGCTGCACTTACAGGAAGATGTTCAGGCTCCTACGTTTGATCGTCTTCAAAACGCACCAAAAAATTCTGAGTTCATTAAGGGTAAGTACGTTCTTATTTGCTCTACAGAAGCTTGGTCTTCTTTGATGTGGGATGCTGATCTCAAAGCCGGTGACGACGGTAACGCTCGCTTAGGTTCTGCTAACCTCAGTCTTATATCTGATGGTTTTGCTGGTGATCTGTTCGGCAAAGTTACTGCTAAATTTGACCCGTATCCTTTACGGTTTACAGATGACGGCAGTTTTCTGGCTCCGCAAACTGTTGACGGAACAACTGGCAAGGTAGTTCCTAATAGCAACTATACTGCTATTAGTTCTGGCAGTAGTGATACTAAAGCTAGTTGCGAGGTAGCGTTCCTTGTTGGTGCAGATGCGTTTAAGACAATCGCTGTTGGCCCGCCGCCGAAAGAGTTTGCCTCTAAGAACATGAGTGCCAAGAAGTTCTACTCTATGAAATGGAACGGTGAGGTTACTCTAACGGATCAGTTCTTGATTCCTAATAGTGGTACTGCTCTGTCTGATACAGGTACGCAGGACTTGAACGTGTACGGTGACTACTTGAAGTTCATCTCGCAAGCTGTGTTTGGTGGTATCCCCGGTGATGCTCGCCATTGCTTGCCGATATTCTATCGTCGTCGTCGCACTACTTAATTCATAACAATGGAGGGGGTGTAAAAGCCCCCTCCACTTTCTTTTTCTATTATGGCTACTTTATCTCTAAGAGCTGGTCGTGTAACAAACGGCACAGTTAACACTCCTTCTTTAGTTACAGTTCCTCTTGATGCAGGAGGTGGTGAAAACGTAAAGCTTCTTGACGGACGTTATCAGTACGCAACAGCATTAGTTCAAAATGTTGGCTCTGAAAATATGTACATTCGTGTAGATGGGGTTGCTACAGATGACGTTTATCACATAAAACTTTCTCCTATGTCACAGGCTGATATAGGTGACGTACAATTTACAGACGTAACAGCGTGTACAGCAGCGGGAACAGCTACGACAACTGCCGTAGTTTTTAGCGTGCAGATTGGCGACAGCAATCACACGCCTGGTACAGCTTACTAAAACATAAGGCTACGTTATGGCTAGGATTACTCAGCAAAGTTCAATTCATACAACAGGTGTCTCTTACGAAAACGAACCCATCGTTAGGTCAGATGGTTCTGGCGAGATCATGCAATGGCAACCGTCTGATGGCGGTGCTGATGGTATTTACATTACAGAAGGTGGTTCTGAGGGTGATCCAGCGCGTTTGGGTATCGGAGTGACGCCCGGCGCAGCACTTCACGTTTCTAAAGGAGCCACCAACAACATTGCAGACGACCTTTCTAGTGTTCGATTCATCGGCGCTGACAAGCCAATAACTGGTGAACAGGCAAATCTCGTCATCCAAACAAATGACGACTTTGCCATAAACAAAGGCGGCTCCATTGGGCTAGGAGGTCGGCACACAACCTCATCGACGAATGGTGCAAATTTTGCACAGATAAGTGGCAGAAAAGAGAACGCAACGACCGCAAACTTCGCTGGATATTTAGCGTTCAGTACATCAGATGCCGCATCTGATATTCACGAACGGCTGCGGATATCCAGCACCGGCGGCGTAAAAATTGGGACGCAAACAATCACGCCACACGCTACTGCGGACGACCTTGTTATTACGGGTGCGGATGTTGGTGTTGGTATGACAATTCGCGCCGGTTCTGATTCTGGTACGAGTCGAATTGCGTTTGCGGATACAAGTGCAACAACTGTTGGGCTTATAACATACGATCACAACACCGATAACCTAACACTACAAGCAGACGACGATATTGTTTTAACTGCTGATGCTGTAACTTTACCAGCAACAGTCACAGTTGGTTCACTCGACATCGGTCACGGTTTAGGTGGTGACACAGCAAGTACGGCTATCGGAACAGACGCGCTAGATGCGAGTCTTTCCGGTTCTATCCGCAACACGGCAATTGGCCAGAGCGCACTTACAGCATTAAACCACGCCGACGCTGACTACAATGTGGCTGTCGGTTCGTATGCTGGCCAAGCAATCACGTCTGGTGACAGGAACACTGCTGTTGGCGATTCAGCACTTAATACTGTCGATGGACATAACAACACTGCTGTCGGCCAAGCTGCATTAAACGCAGATTGTAGTGATGACAATACCGCTATTGGTAAGCACGCATTAGTTAATTTTATTGGATCAAACGCAACTGCCGTTGGTAGTGGTGCGGCAGATGCAGCAACTGATGCAACTTGCTTAACTGCTGTTGGTCATAACGCGGCTGGTGCTGTTATTGGAGGTAGTGAAAATACGGCGATTGGCTATGAGGCATTAAAAACAACTACTACAGGCAACCACAACACTGCTGTTGGCTCACTAGCTTTAGATGCGGTAACCGTTGGTGGTGACAGGAACACCGCGATTGGTCGCGCTGCATTAAGCGCAGCGGCTGTTGATGACAACACAGCAGTTGGCATGAATGCGCTGAATGTATTCACCGGAAGTGATGCAGTAGCAATTGGTTCATACGCAGCAGACGCAGCGACAAGTGCAGCGAATTTAACTGCTGTTGGCAAAAATGCAGCAGGAGCGGTAACAGATAGTGACGACCACACAGCGGTTGGTGCTGGCGCATTAGCTAGTTGCACAACTGGAGCGCAAAACACCGCACTTGGCACAAGTGCAGCGTATTCATTAACAGGAAGCAGCAATGTGATGGTCGGTATGCAAGCCGGTTATTACGCCGACGCCGTTGACCATTGTATTGCCATTGGCCGAAACGCATTCATTGGTGTAGATGGCGGCGCAACTGATGGCAACTACAACATAGCTATTGGCAGTTACTCGCTTGATGCAGTGACTTCGGGTCAGTCAAATTTAGGCATTGGACACAACGCTGGCACTGCGATTACATCAGGATATTACAACATAGCGATTGGACATAGTGCGCTTCAAACTGAAGACGCGGCTAATGGTACAGTTGCCATTGGGTATACAGCCTTACAAGATCAAAACGACGATAATGCACACAACGTAGCTGTTGGTTATCAAGCTGGTCTAAATCTAACTTCTGGAACTGATGGTGTTTACATTGGCTACCAAGCTGGTGGTGTAGGTATAATTACCGGTGACGACAATACAGTTGTTGGTTACGCTGCTGGCTACGATCTGACAAGCGGTTATCGCAACGTGCTGATCGGAAGTGGTGCTGGCGCAAACGTCACGGATAACTACACTAATGTTGCGATTGGGCATAACGCATTCCTTGCGGCAAACACTGGTGAAAACTACAACATCGCTATTGGTGGTAATGCCTTATACAGCGAAACATCAGGCGCAGACTATTGTATCGCGATTGGCTACAATTCACTAATTGGCCAAAACGCTTCTGTTGTAAATACAGGAGTTGGCGGTTCAGCATTATTTCACAATAAGTCAGGTGGTAACAATGTGGCGCTGGGTATGAGTGCGGGTTACGCAAACGTAGACAGTTACAACACATGGGTTGGCCATCAAGCTGGAGCGCATACTGGTCACGCTGCGGCTAACACGACACTTGGGTATCGGGCCTATTTTAGTTCTTCATTCACCAACGGCACTTGCGACTTAAATGGATCAACAACCGTAACGTGTGACAGCAACACTGACATTCAAGTCGGCCAATCGGTAACTGGAAGTGGCATTCCGTATGGTGCTTACGTATCCGCAGTCAATGATTCAACTGGTGTTACCAGCTTCACATTAAGCGAAGCTGCAACAACAAATGCCAGTAATGTAACGCTAACGTTCTACCGAGGAACCGGCGACAGCAACACTTGCATTGGTTACACGGCTGGTGAGGACATTACGACGGGTTATGAAAATGTTTTAATTGGCCGCGATGCGGGTAAGAATTTTACTACTAATTACCAAAACGTAGCTATTGGCGCGTATGCATTGGACGCAGCCAATGGGGGTGAACATTACAATGTTGCGATAGGTTATGGCGCATTAAGCGTTGAAACATCAGGTGCTGATTACTGCGTAGCGATTGGTCATCACGCGCTAGTTTACCAAAACGCCAACGTCAAAAACACCGCCATTGGTGGACTCGCGGGTGATGCGATTGTGGGTGGCGATGGTAATACGCTGGTGGGTTATGCGGCTGGAAGCGCGGTTTCTTCCGGCAACCACAACACGGCTTTGGGAGACCGGGCGTATATAAGTGGAACAGGCGGGTTTAACGTAGTGGTTGGTTCGTCGGCTGGTTCGGCAGCGTTAAGCGGCGATGCTAACACGCTAGTTGGTACAAACGCCGGAGCGGCATTAACAAGCGGCCCCGGCAACGTACTCATCGGCAAAAATGCTGGAACTGCAATGACAACCGGCGGTTACAACATCGCCATCGGTTTTCAAGCGGCTGACGCGATGGATGGCACGGGTGATTACAACATCGCTATCGGCAGTAACGCTTTAGGGACAGAAACTAGTGGCGCAGATAGTTGTATCGCGATTGGAAGAAATGCGCTTAATGTCCAAAACGATGCGTCAGCAATCAACTTGGCTATTGGTACTGATGCCGGTGACGCAGTTACGAGTGGTAAACAAAACGTATTTATTGGCCATCAAGCAGGAAGCGCAATTACCAGTAATGACGACTGTACAGCGCTGGGGTATCAAGCACTCAGCGCAGCAACCGGTGGTTCAAATACTGCAATTGGAACAAGTGCTTTGGGTGGTGCTTGTACAGGTGCGAATAACGTAGCAGTTGGAGTGTCTGCGCTGGGAACCGCTGCGCTTGGGTGTTCTGACAACGTTGCTATTGGCAACGCGGCGTTACGCCACCTGAACCACAACTCAGGTGATTATAATGTTGCGATTGGCACTAATGCCGGTCGCTACTACGAAACAACCGCAACAACAACGCCGGGTTCTGCTACAGCAGACGGAAACGTAGTAAGCGGTCATAATTCCATCTTTATCGGATACGACACACGTTCCGCCGAGTCGGATCGTTCCAACGAAATTGTCATTGGACATACAGCAGTCAGCAACGGTTCTAACACGATCACGCTGGGTAACGATGACACGGCTGCTATTCACTGTAACGACACATCAATCGCTGCGTTATCGGATCGCCGCATCAAGCGTGACATTGCCGATAACAACGTCGGCTTGGACTTTGTTGAGAAGTTGGCAACCGTCAACTACAAGCGACTCAATCCAGCCGATTGGCCAGAGGAGATTCGGAGTCACCGTTACCGCGTTGAGGAACACAAGGAACTTGTCACGCCAGCCGTTGAAGCTGCTGAAGCCGTGTACGAGGACGTAGTTGTTGTTGAAGCACGCGAAGCTGTTGAGGAAGTCACCGAGACGATTGAACACCCAGCTAAAGAAGCGGTTTACGAAGACGTAATCATTCCCGCTGTTGAGGAACTCAAGGAGGAACAAGTAACCCAACACGCACGCGAGGAAGAAACTGAGGAACGTGTTGTACAAGAGGCGCAGGAGGAAATTACCGAGGAGCGCGTAGTACAAGAAGCACGCGAGGAAGTTAAAGGCGAGCGCCACAAGCACGACGAGAAGGAAGTCACCGAGGAGGTTGAGAAGGTGGAGATGGTTAAGGGTGAAGGCAACAACTACATCCGCAAAGTCACCACCGAAACAGTCACTCGCATTGAGCGCACTCCGTTGTATGTGGATCATCCAGTAGTCAACGAGGATGGTACTCCATGCGTGAACATTATTGAACCGGCTGTTGAAGCCAAAGAAGCGGTTACTCGCGAGGTTCCAGCAGTTACGGAGGAGCGCCAAGTCGTTGACGAAAACGGTGACGGTGTAGTTGACGAAGACGGGAACGCAGTCATGGAGACTGTTGAAGTTGAGCCAGCACGAACTGAAATTGTTGAACCAGCGGTTGAAGCCAAAGCGGCTGTCACCGAACAAGTGATACATCAATGTCCGGTTCGCGAGGAGTACGTCATTCAAGAAGCACAAGAGGAGGTTCGCGAAACCGTTGTTGTGCAGGAGGCACGCGAGGAGAAGCGTGAGACTGTTGTGGTTCAAGAAGCGCAGGAAGAAGTGCGCGAGATGGTTGTTGTCCGCAAAGCTGAACCGGAACGTACTGAACGCCGCTTGGTATCACCGGCTGTTCCAGCACGAACTGAAGTCCGCGTGATTACACCAGCCGAGCCAGCAGTTGAGGAAGTCAAGGAGCGTCGCTTGGTGAGTCCAGCAGTTGAGGCACAAGAAGCTGTTTACAAGACGGTGACTGTACCGGCTGACGAACGACCAGACGACGATGACACGTTGCGTCTCGGACTTGTCGCGCAGGATGTACAAACCGCGATGGCTGATGCCGGTGTTGAGTTTGATTTGGTTACTACCGGCGCGAACGGGAAACTTGCGGTTAAGTACAGCAACTTGGTGATTCCGTTGTTGAAAGCTGTACAAGAATTAAGTGCAGAAGTTAAAGCACTTAAAGGATAATTTTTATGGACTCAGAAAATCCAGAGAAGAAGGAAACCGTTATCATTAACGGGGAAGAACACAACGTAGCAGACTTGACTTCACAGCAAGTCACGCTAATAAACCATGTAAGTGATCTTGACCGCAAAGCGAGTCAGATTAACTTCAGTTTGGAACAGACACTTGGAGCGAGAAATCACTTCATGGGTTTGTTGAATCAGTCGCTAGAAGAAAAAGAAGACACAGTAGACAAAGCAGTGAATGACTAATGTCCTAGATCATGCAGCACTTGATCGCGTAGCAGAACAAGCAATCGGACACTACGGGTGGATGATTGTTGCTGCGTTTTGTGCGCTGCTGTTCAAGGACATCTTGTTTAACTTTGCCCAAGGTTTATTAATCTATTGGGGTAGTAGTTTTGAGAATGACGAAATTCTCTACATTAGTGGGAGGCAAGCACGGGTTATACGACTCGGCTTGACCTCTACCACTTTCTTTATGACTGATAGACAGACAAAAATGATTGTACCTAACGAACAGTTAAAGGCTCTTATTGTAGAGAAAAGGCTACCTGTCAATGGCGGTGAAGCCTACTTACCGAAAGGTGATGAGGGTGGCGTAATGAAAGTGGAGCTGGTAGAAGATGAGTAGAACTGATAAAATAACACTAGGAATTTTCATAGGAGCGCTGGTCTTTATTGTTGTAATGGCAAGTGGTTGTAAGTCTTTGCCAGGTTCTTTGGAAGTAGACACGCCTTTCTTTGACATAGAATACCAAGGCGAAAAGAGTGAATGAATTTTGATGATCTTAAAGTTGCAATCGCTAGTGCTACAGGTTTGGGTAACTGGATGGTTGAGATAGACCTTGTTCTCAAGGTGGCTATATCCGTTGCAAGTTTAGTCTACATAAGTTTGAAGATAAGACAGCTTTTGAAGAATGGCAGCAAGTAAAAAAGATTCGAGATTAACAAGAGTCGGAGTGAGCGGGTATAACAAACCCAAGCGTACTCCAAGTCACCCTACAAAGTCTCATGTTGTAGTCGCCAAGTCTGGTGGTCAAACCAAAACTATTCGGTTTGGTCAGCAAGGAGTTAAAACAAATCAAACGGCTGGACAGCGCGAAGCGTTTAAGTCGCGCCACTCTGCAAACATAGCACGCGGGCCTATGTCTGCCGCTTATTGGGCCAACAAGGTTAAATGGAGTCCCAGTAAAACAAAGTCTAGTTCTAGTAAGTGGAAGAAAGGTTGATTTATGCCAGCAAAGAAAAAAGGACTATACGCAAACATCCACGCTAAACGAAGCCGCATCAAGGCTGGTAGCGGTGAAAAGATGAGAAAACCGGGTACTAAAGGTGCGCCAACTGCTAAAGCATTTAAGCGGTCAGCAAAGACCGCTAAAAACAGAAAGTAATAATATGCCTTACGGAAAAGGAACATACGGAAGTAAAGTGGGTAGACCACCGAAAATGGGTAGAGCTGCTAATGCAACAGCTAAAAGAACAGCTAAAAAGGCTGTTAAAACAGCTATGGCAAAACGAAAGAGGCGTTAAATGTTATCAGGTAAAAAGACATACATGACGGCAGCCGGTGGTATTCTCGCGGCTGTGGGTGCGTACTTCTCTGGAGACATGGAAATGGGTACGATGATAAACATTGTTGTTACATCGTTGCTTGCCGTGTTTCTACGGAAAGGTGTAAAGAGCGATACGAGTGGGGCTAATTAAGGCCATACTTGCGTTGTTCAAAGCCTTTCCCGCTTTGGAAAGGTTTTTTGTGCAAGTATCAAATGCAGTCAAAGAAGCAAACGCAGCGCAGAGGTATGAGGACAAGCTTACTCATATTGATAACGCTATGCGTATCCACGGGTTGCCAGACGACGCCGAAGTACGAGAACGTCAAGGAACTGACGGCACACCCGCAGTTTCCGAAGGCAGCGTTTCACGCACCGGACTTCACACGACAAGCAATGAGAACGATAGCACGCCTTGAGTATGAGTTAGAAAGAGGTAATTAATGGCAACTACAGCAGTAACTCCCAGAACAAAACCTACAGTAAGTGCGGTCACAGCACGTACTAAAAGTTCTGTTAGCGCGGTTACTGTTCGCACTAAGCCTACAAAAAGTTCAGTTACAGCAAGATGAGTGTAGAATATATACTGGATAGGGTCGGGAAGAAGCTGGGAATAAATCCTAACGATAATCACCAGCGTTCTATAATGCTGGACTACCTTAACGAAGCAGCCCAAGAACTTTACGAAGAGTCTGATATGGTAGGCAGTCTTACCGAGGACTCGTTCTATGTTCAAGGTGACAAGACAATAGCCCTGCCAAGTAACGTAAGCTCAATACGAGCTATGCGGGAAAAAGAAAGTCAGTATCCTTGGGTTCTCACGAACCTCACAGAACGCTACTCTCGGAATAACGTAGAGCAGGACGACAGAACTTGGCGCGTGCGTGGCTACGAACCTTTCAAAGTAACACCAACAAGTTACTCAGGAATAAAAGCTACAGCTACGCAGTCCATGCCTGAAATAACCTTGACTGTTGTTGGAACTCGCTCAGATTCATCAAGGTTTGTGGAAGAAGTTGAGATGGACGGAACGAGTAACACCTTTTCAACTACGTTTACGTCTATAGAGTCTGTTATAAAGTCTGATGTTTGTACGTATGATATTAGCATAAAGCAGTCTGATGATACCGTGCTTGCGGTTATTCCAAATAACGAGAAAGAATCTCGCTATCTTATTTGTGATGTTAGTGAGTACCCTTGGGAGTCTACGGCAACGCAGGATGACGAGCATACGCTTGAGGTTCTGTATAAGAAAAAACTTCCTTACCTTAGCAAAGACAGCGACGAGTTTCCGGCTGACGGATACGACAATATTTTAATAAACAAGGTTATGCAGTTATTCTTGGAGGAGCAGGGTAAGATGGAGGAGGCTCGTATATACGACCAGAAAGCCTCGCGTAGTCTTGGCCGACGTAACGCCGACCTTGAGCGCGGACAGCTACAAAAAGTCAAGTTTGACAAGCATCCTCACGACAAACTTTCTGTATCCCTACTTAACAAGTATACAAAGTCATCTAGAGCAGTTGGAATTTACTAATGGATTTTATACAACAGTCATTTTCAGGTGGCATGAACCTTGGTGTCGATGACACTAGGCTCGGCACTAATGAGTATGGACTTGCGTATAACATAAGGAATCGTCACGACGCTTTGGAGTGCGTTAAGAAAGCGAAAGCTTTTGATACTACGCCGACACTTGGAGGTTACAGCGCAACTGATCCAAAGATCCAAGGAATCATTTTTGTAGATCCTTGGTTTTTTGTTTTTGTGGACGGCGTATGCCTAAAGAAAGGCAAAGACAGCAGCACGTTTTCTACCGTATGGACTACATCCAGCACTCACACGAAACCTGCTGCATATTCAAACGGGGTAACAACCACAACAGGTACGATACAACTTTCTGCAAGTGCAGAGTTTGTGTACACGGCAGTTGTTCCGCCGTCTTATGATAATTTTGCAGCAGCCGCTGCTTCTTCGGATAATGCAAGCGCAGGTGGTAAGTCGGATTACACAAAGCGAATACCACCAACAGCAGCCGGTATTGTTGTACAGGACGGTACGAACAGGCCCAACTTAATTGAGATCGCAGCAGACGGAAGTGTTACTTGTCGTCAGCTTATGGGCTACGAGCAATGGCAGAATTACTACGTTACCATAAACAACGCTGGTGGTTATAGCGCAGGTACTTCTACGTATACTGTTGATGCAACACCAGTACAGATTAATGCTGGTTCTGTTATTAAGTTTAGCGGGGGAGCCACGCTTACTGTTAGTGATACGAATTCTGCTGGAGATACCGCTCTTGCAGGTACGCTGGTAGGTAGCGTGGCAGACGATGAAGTTGGTATACTGGGTTTTCGTGAGTACGTGCCGGTAGGTAAGCAGATGGCATTTCACGGTGGCAAGCTTTACATGGCTTCTGCTGACGGAACAAAGCTTTACCATAGCGTTAGCGGTCGTCCTCTGGACTTCATGGTTCCCCTAGATAACAACGGTAATAAGATACACGCAGCAGAATCTAGCGGGGGAGTTGAAGCTGTAGCTTATACAATAAGCAACGATCCAATTACGTGTTTGCGTTCCATGAATACTGATGAGTTGTTTGTGGGTGCGGCAAATTCCAGCTATGCGGTAAAACCAGATAGGGTAAACACGATATTTGGAGAGCCTACATTTACAAAAAAGTTTCTGTTTTCAACAGGCCCAGTAAATCAGAACGCTTATCTTGACCTGTTGGGCGACTCAGCTTTTATAGACAAGCATGGTATAAGATCGTTTAATGCTGTGCAGCAGTCTGAAACCATAGCACGTAATGATATATTTTCTCGTCCTATTTCCGATATATTTGAGGGCGTTGTACAGGATGGAACATTTCAATGTGCAGTAGTTCACGATGGCTACGCTTTGTTTCACGTACTTACGAACTTACCGGAACAATACCTGACGATAGTTTATGACATGGCTACAAAAAAGTTTGTAAGTCTTGATCGTCAGGAAGTTAGTAGCACAGGAGTTACGTGGGGAGACGGTAACGCAGGGACGATAGATGTCTTTGACGCAAATACATACTGCACTCCGATAAGAGACATGGCTGTAGGAACTACTACGGCTGGCAATCAAGACTTGTTCGCTATTACAGATGATCCTAGTAGTAAGACTTTTTGGGTTAAGCATTTGTACGGCAGCAATGAGTTCGCCATGTCTCGCGTGGATACAAAAGCTTACTGTTCGGCGGAACCAAAGATAGAACTCAAGCCGTCAAACTTGAACCTCATGTTCAATAAGCCTTTTGAGGCGTTCCACTCGTTTAAGATAAATAACGCCAGCGGATACCCACCTGGAGTATACCCTTCAACAGCAACAACAGAACTACTCAGCACTTCTCCCACAAGCTTATACATAACTGTAGACAATTTTAAGGAAGGTAGCACGGCTGTAACAGACGATAACCTTCCTGTACATAATACAACCTTGTTTTTTGATAGTGGTGCTACGCTTGTTTATAAGGAGTTCGCAACAGACGGGCAGGTAGGCAGATCGCTGTCAAACAGTTCTACCAAGGTTGCGGGTATTCTGTCTAACGCTGCTGTGTCTGATAATGATGAAGGTCGTAATGCAGGTTTTGTTGCAGTCAGCCAGTTTGTAGATGATAGCAGAACTGACGCAACGCATGGCGGGTTAAAAACCAGAGGCTTGCCTTTGATACAGTCAGGCGTAAGATTTCCTGTGGTTTTTCCTGCGGAGTTTGATATAAACACCCACGCTAACCTAGCTTTTAACTGGCAAGCCAGCGAGCAGGGTTGGAAGGTTAAGTACAGAATTTATTTACAAGGGTCTCCCAAGCTTTCGCAGTTAAGGCTTGAGGCTAAAGATGTGACGTTAAAGTCGTCACTTATTAACCAAGCATACTCAGCATGATATGTCAGTAGCAATAAACAGTTCAGTAACGAAGTCGGATAAGGTGACGCTGTTCACCAGTAAGGATGATTTTGATACGTGGTTAGCAGGGCTTACCGTACCGGCGGCTACGGGATCAACTTATGGCGTGGTAAAACAAGCTGCCGCTGTGTCTGATGTTTCAGGCAGCTCGGCTTCTAATAATCAAACAACAATAAATGCACTTCTCGCAAGTCTTAGGACAGCGGGTGTGTTGGCAACATAAGGAAATAGAGTTATGGGTAATGGATTTGGATGGTCAGACGTAGTACCTTCGTTAATAAATCTTGGTGTTAATTATGCCGTAGGTAAGTCAAATGAGAAGGACGCTGGTGACGTAGGCCAAGCGCAGGGTGAGGCTTATGCGGAGTCTTACCCTAAGATAATGGCAGCAATTAGGGACGAGCTAAGACCTACAGCAGCCGCAGAACTTGGAGTACAACAAGAGTTCGCTCCACAACAGCAAAGACTAGCCTATGAGCAGCTTGTAGGTAGTGAAGAGGCGAAAAGACTTCCCGCCGGGTACGTGCCGGGTATCCGTGAATATGCACAGCTTGGAGCAGACGTAGATAATATCTCACGTAGAGGTGCTGCTGGTACAGATTTGGATATAATGAGACTCCAAGGGCCGTACATGGCTGGGTCTACGATGGATCAGTTGGCTATAACTGACCAACCTTTTCTGCAATCCAGAGACCTTGGAAGGCAAAAAGTAGCTGAACTTCTCGGAAGCATAAACATGGGTGGCCTCTCTGGTGGAGAACGTGCAGAGATTGAGCGCATGAACGCACGGCGTAATATGCAGCGTGGTCAAGCAGGTGGTGGCGGAAACTTAACTGCGATAGAAAACGCTATGCAGTTTGGCTCTCGGCTAGATCAGAAGCGCAGTCAATTAGGTCAGGCTTTGCAATCTGCTACAAATTTCATGGCTGGCTCACGCTCTGGTTTTGATCCTATACAGGCCACGCTTGGTAGAAGTAGTGGTACGAATCAGATAGCTGGCAACTTCCAAGGCGTGCAACCTGTTCAGAACTATATGGGAGCGGGACAAGCTGCGCCGAGTAACTTGCTTCAAGGTTCGTTAAATCAAGACAACAGCTTCCTTGGTAGAGTAGGCAGAGGTGCAAAAACTCTGGAGAATTTTTGGCAAGGAAGCGATTAAAAGAAAGTAGTAACATGGCAGAAGGTTTTTTAGGTAACTTAATGAGTGGTATCTTTCCGCAGAATCAGCGGGACTTAGACGAAGAAGAACGTCGTATGATAGAGGAGCTGCGTGCTGCTGGCGCGTATGTCCCACAAGAGCGTCCGGTAAACTACCTTCAGTATGGTGGTGGCCGTCGTCGCGACGAGAACTTAGCTGCTATGCGAGCTGCGATTCAGCCTGAAAAAGCTCGTAGGTTGACTGACGTAATGGATGCGAGGAATGCGGCATTACGTCAACGTCAAGCTTTGGAAAAGTTTAATCAGCAGCAGGAATTTAATCAGCGGACTGCACAACGAAACCGAGCCAAGGCTGTAGAGGATGAAGCTCGCAGACGGATGTTACAGAAGATGCCTACTACCACACCGGAAGAACGCTTTAATAAGATGTCAAATGTTCCGTTTCAGCCTAGTGGTATGGGGATGTCTAGAGAAGACTTTGTAAGAGGCGCTACTCCACAGATAACAGATCGCCAACGAGCAGAACTTGAGGTGTTAAATCGCGCAGCAACTCCAGCGTTAACAGCACAGACACAACTAGAGTCAGCACAAAACACACTCGCAACTCAGCAAGCAACAAGGGAACTTGCAGATGCAGTCCGTAATGCATTGCCGCCAAACTACGCAAACCTGTTAGCTAACAAGCAAGCGATAAGTGTGGAACTTGAGAACGCGCTTAATCAGACTCGGTTAGCTGTGGCGCAGAGTCCTTTAGCAAGACAGCTTGAAGAGTCAGAGATGGACAAATCTTTAATGACGCTTGAGTTGGAAAAGGCAACTCTTGATCATCTGAAAAGGCTATACGAGGCTAATCCAGAACTTAGAGATCAATTAAAACAGCTTGAGATACAACTACAAGAGGCGGAAAGAGACTTGAAACAAGCTCAGGCTGCTGCCTACAGGGGTAGGGCGCGTGCGTCACAAAGTCCTTTCACCTCAGATGCAGCGGCAGGCGCGAGAGCGGCAGGGGGTATAATTAACACAGGCGACACGTATGATACAAACGAAGCCGCTCCGTGGATGACTCCAAGAATACCTTAAAATGGCAAAACTAACACCAGTATATCGTAGACCGAATACCGAACGTAAGGGAATCTACGATGACTATATGCGCTCTAAGGGTCTTAACCCTGACGAGGTAGAACTCTTAACAGATGATGAACTTGAAGACTATCTGGCAGAGGACATCTCAAAGTTTGAGTCTTTTACGACAGGTGCAGGTGAGTCTGCTGGCGCAGGTTTAGGCGGAGCAGTGGGGGCAATAGGTGCAGGTGCAGCACTATCTGCTACAGGAGTTGGTGCTTTAGTTGGCGTGCCTTTGATGATTGGCGGAGGTCTGCTTGGTGCATATTTAGGCAGCGAAGCGCAGCAAGGTATAGAGGGTGCTGTTTACGACGATGACGAGTTGCGACAGCTACAGCAAGATCGTATGGAAGCGAGGCTTGCTAACCCGTTATCTTCTTTTGCCGGTCAGGTAGCTCCCTCTTTAGTAGCTTTTAGACCTGACCCACGACTGCTTAAATCTGCACTTACCGGTACTGGGAAAGCTACATTAGCCAGACCTTTAGCTCAGGCTGAGACTGCTGCACTAGCTCAGTCAGCTATAGGCGGAGGTTTGGAAGCAGGTATAGAAGGTGTAGGACAGTATGCTAGGGGTGACTTTGACGCGGGCAGACTAGCCGGTGCTTTTGGCGTAGGTTCGTTATTGCAGAAACCTACGTTTAAGCCAAAGGTTATTGATGATCTAATTAAAAGACGCGAGAGTGCCGCAATAGCCCGTGGCGCAGACCCTAGCAAATTTTTTAACATCTATAGAGAACCTCTGCCATCTTCTGCGGAGCTTACAAGAAGTATACGAGATACCGCGTACGTACATAAAGGACTTGGTGACGAGGCTTTTATAGGAACAGAAGGCACTCACGTTGGTTCTGTAGAAAACAGGCTTACTCCTACGCCTGTTGATGTTGCTGCTACGATAGAACGCGAGGTAACTGGTGGCGTAGGTTTTCTAGACCCAACTGCACCGGGGCCAGCGGCTCAGAGTATGGGCAGAGTGTCAGGTATTGGTGCTGTACCTATGACAGCAGAAGAAGCCGCAAGAGGTTACGGTGTTGCACCAAGTGAGTTGTCGGATATTTATACTGGTACAGAAAAAGCTTTTCAGCGAGCAACAAAAGACCTTGATCGTTTACAGCCTGAGTTAGATGCAGCAAGAGGTAGATTAAAAGAACTAAACGAAAATCCAAGTTCTAGAAAAGATGTTATAGAAAAAGCGCAAAGCAAATTTACAGAACTCCAAGAAAAAGTTAACGAAGCCACAGCCATTATTGAAGGTACGCCATCACAGTTAGCAAACGACGTTGGTAAAATCAAAGGTCTTTTCAGCAAAAGAGCAAAAAAGATTGAAGACGTTGACCCCGCAACAGGTAAGCCTAGAACTAGAACTGCTATAGAACTTGATTTATCAGCTTCTCGCCGCTTGGTTGACAGAAACGGCGAACCACTAGATCAAAACTTGGATGTCTGGAGGTTGCCGGGTTCTGGTTTATATGAAGTATACGGGCAGGGTGCTGACTTAACAGGCAGTCCTATCTTTCTTAACGCAAACGGCTCTATGCAAATAGCCAAACCCGGCGGACGCTTGGTGGTTAAGAAAGATCCAGTTACAGGTGAGGACATCCAAGTAAGAGAAACAGTTCTTGGGCCATTTGTTAAACCGGAAGTTGCTAAAAAAGTAAGACAGCAGTATCTAGATCACATTGAGGGTACGCGAAAAAATGCCGAGCGTGAGATTGAACTTATTCGGCAGGAAGAAGCGTCTCGCGCAGCAGCTATAGATAAACTTTACCCCAAGCCTAAGCCTAAAGAACTCAAGCCACTAGATGAGGATGTACTTATTGAGTTGGCCAAGCTTGCAGCAGTAAGAGGCTTTAATATAACCGAAGCCATACGCCGTGGTATATATCGCCGCACACCAGATGGCAGACTCGTACGTCAGGCAGGGTTCGCGGCTTATGATACACGTAACATAACTTTTGATCCACGTACTGCAACTGATGACACAATTGCCCATGAAGGATGGCACAACTTCATGGATGACCTTCAGTATTCTACGAATAAGAAAGACCGTAAGCTGCATGAGGACTACCTGAAACTTTTCAGAGACGAAGAAGAAGGTGTGGAGTTTCTAGGCCGTGCTTTAACTCAGCGACTCAAGACTCGCAAAGCTACAGGTAATCAGCAGAAGTTAAGACGACTTGTGCGTGAGGCCAAACTTCGTTGGATGCACAAGTTTGGTATGAGGTTCTCCGCTAAGAATCTTAAAGACTTTATGCTTATCAAGTACGAAACCGATGACCCGTTTTTGTACAACTCAGATTTTATAGACGGTTTTGCAGCAAGGCGTATGGGTAAGGAACGACCTACTGACCCAGCCGAAGCACGCGCTTGGGACGCAGAACGTCAGAAGATACTTAACGATGTAACTGCCGGTAATCCAATACCTGCGGCTGCGATAGGCGGCGTTGGGAGTAGAGACCCTTGGGCTGACTTAAAATTTCAGGAAGCTAAGGAGAGATTTAACAGAGCCGGTGAGCGTGCTGTGTCGGAAGAAGAAGGTTTAGACCTTATGGCTCAGATGAAGAAAACCCTAGAGCGCGAGCAGGGTATGAAGTTTGATAAGCCAGCAACAGGCGCTCCTGTCCAGCGGATAATGCAGGGTATAAGGCAGGAATCTGGAGACCTTAAATTCCAAGAAGCCAAAGGAGAACGCACCGTAACAGAAAGCCCATTCAAGGAAGTCAGAGACTCTGCACGGTACAACGCTGAAAACTTTGACAAGGTACAGACAGGTCTTGAGTATTTTGATGCTGAACGTGCAGTTATGCGTGGTCAGATTTTTGGCTGGTCTCGTCTTGTTCAAGCTGAAACAGATCAGTTAATTCTCAGACCGTTTGAAGGTTTGAAGAATGACGAGATCACAGACTCCACAAAGCGTATGGCTCTGTATGCCAGAGACGCTCATAACAGATTGGAGATGGCAGAGAAGCGTTATGTTAATATGTTTGTAGAACCTCTGCTAATGCGCTTTCGTTCTATGCACTTGAGCAAGCAGGAGATACAAGACTTAGGCACATATCGTATACTACGTCGTCTTGTTAAAAAGTTTGGCAACGACAGCACGATCACAAAACCTTACGCCGATAAGTACCAGAAGCTTGAGACGGATATTAAACTAAACCGCAAGTTGGCTGACGCAAATGAAACTCTTGATAAGTTGTACAGGGAGACACGCGCAGAGCAGGTTGCTAACGGGCCACGCATCAAGGTTGGCAATAAATATGTTCGTGTAGAGGAAACACAAGGGGACTACTACGACCCTTATATGTTAAGCCATGATAACAACACTCTGTTGCGTACCAAGGCTCACACGAAAGAGGGTGAGGAACTCCAAGAAAAGATTTTAGCTTTCTGGTTAAAGCAACGCCAACAACAGGAGGGTGTAAAGGCTGGCCAAGAGGCTGAACTCCGCGATGAACTTGCGGAGTACATAGCTGTTATCTCAAACAAGGACAGCTTTGTAACCACTACTGGAGAGAACAGACCTCTGACAACCGCTTCAAAATTTGGTGCATTACGTAAGGGTGAAGGTTTGCTGATGCCACCGGACTTAGTAGATGCTGACCCGTTTATGCGAGCGCAGCGGTATATCGGCAGGTTCTCAAAAGACATGGCGTGGCATACGCAGATTGAAGGTGATGAAGTAATGCGAGCCATCCGAGACTTACCGGATGATGCAAACGTACCTACGCACAGAACTCCAGAGAGTGAGGGTAGCGACAAGATGCTAACACCTACGCTAAAGGAAATCTTTGGTGACGACGTTGACGCTGGTTATCTCGCGAGAGCGCAGGGTACGTTTAAGAATCTTGATGAAGTACACACAGGATTCCATCGTAGAGGAGACCTTTCAATTCTGCGCCTCAACAGGCTTATCACTTCCCAATGGCTCGGAACTCTGTCTGGCGTACGTGATTTTGTTAACTCGTTTAAGAATGCAAATATGTACATGAGGACAGAGGACTGGCCTTTGATACTCAAGTCACTTACGCATTTTCAAGATGCTTGGAAACAGAGCCACATCTCAGGCGCAAACCGAAGCAAGCTATCAAGACTTGAGTTTGCACACGACAGCGTAGACCGAGCCTCGGATGCTATGGCAACAGTTGCCGACTTGTCGCAGAAATACTCAGGCAGGGAACTCTTTGAGCGCGGGACGCGAGCGATACAATTTAACTTGGGTAAGCTTCTTATGCGTAGCTACCTGAACAGCGGTACTCCAGACGCACACGTTAAGCGTATGCTAAATCTGATGGGCCGTATGGGAGACGTTGATACTGCTAGGCTCGCGAAGAACCCTGAGACAACTACAGAGGCCGACCTTAACAAGCTTGCGACAGCTTGGGTAGAGATCAACCAAGGTACTTATGGTGCAAGAGGTGTACCTAGTTGGTCTATAAGAGGCCCGTCTAGTTGGTTCACCTCTCTGTCTCGCTGGTCTATTGAAAAGTACAATAGGTACTTGAAGGATGTTGTGATGCCTATGACCAAAGGTGATCCGGCAACAGGCAAGAAGGACTTTAAACCTTTCCTAAAATCTACGTTAGGTTCTGTTGTTGAGGCAAATGTCCTCATGGAACTTACTGAGATGATTAACGCCAAAGAGAACTATGAGCCTACAACAGCAGAGCTTTTAGAATCTAATGCTGGTTTTGAAGACTACGTGTATCACGCAATGCACATGGCGAATATGTCCGGTTACTTTGGTTTGCTTTCTGGCCTAAGCAATGACGCGGTTCGTATGATACGCACAGGAAAAGCTGCACCAGAAGATTTGTCTTTTGTAACTTTCCCAGGATTTGAAGCCTTACTTGCTGACAAGGGTTTGGCACAGACTACGTTTGCGTACTTGAATTCCGGTAGGGAAACTCCAACTACCATGCGGTTTCTTGAGGACGTAATTACAAATCTAAACCAGACACTTCGCATAGCACGTAACCAAGTCATAGCAAGTTCAAGTCTTTCAAAAGATATAGACAGGGCGTTAGGTACAACTTACGTGCGTACCAGAGCAGCAGAGGCAGACCGCAAGGGTTACGAGCGTGACCTGCGTATATTTAACAGGCTCAACAAGGGTGAATATGGTACAGGTTGGTTTCAGAATCTTAACCGTTACGAAACTACACCAAAGTCTACCTATCAATACTCACAGACTGAAGAGGAGATGCGTGATACTTTGCAGGATTTTATGCAGAGTTCGTGGAATAGATCACAGAGTAAAGATCCCGTTACTGGGAAACAAATACTAGATCGTGAAAGGTTTAAGTCCTTACTGCAACAAGGCTATCAAAAGCCCAAGCGTATATCCCCTAGGATAACGAAAGACCCGCAATCTCTCAGGGAGTCCGCTGCGTTTGTTGACTTTATCAACAGGCTCCGAGGCAAGGATGCTGTACGTAATGTTATCAACCAAGAGATAGCTGACGAAGTGTTAGCAGAAAAACGTAAGCAATTACTGGCAGAGAATCTACCTAACTTTTTAGCCTCAAAGGGCTACTGATTATCTTGGATAATGGTGGAGTTAAATTAAGCGCAAGCAACACAGGGCAGAGGGGTGAGTTACTCGTAGCTGAAAAATTGCTTGAGCATGGATGGAGCGTAGCGCGACCTTTTGATTCTGCGTCTTATGATCTTGTTGGTGTGAAGAAGGGACACTTAGTATGTATTCAAGTTAAGTCTACCTTGGAACAGCATCACTACAAGAACAATACTCCGCACTATCAATTTTTGCTTGGCAAAGGTAAGCACAGCAAGTGTCAGTATACTAGAGACGAGGTTAACTTTTATGTTTGTGTAGGTATAGACCAGAAGCGGTTCTGGATATTTCCCTTTGACGATATAAAAGTTATGACTGTAAAAATCTACGACAGCAACCCCAAGTACCGTAAGTGGGAAAACGCTTGGGAGCTGCTGGAAACTTAGCTACTCCCGTATGGTAATCAACTCGTAGACTTCGCCAGAACCACACTCTTTTTCTAGATACTCAATAAGCTGTTTCCATGTCTTGAACTTGTGGGATTGCTCATCGGTATTATCTAGTATCTCCTCCTCCATATACTCAGAGTTAACAATGAACGCTCCCGCTCGTTCCAAACTACCTGTACAATCTACTCCATCAACTAGCATCATCAGACTCCTTAACTGCTTCTTCTAGGGTTTCTACTTTTTTATTCTGAACTTCGCACGCTTGTTCAATTGCTTTGTTGATTATGCGTAGTTCGTCCTTGCCGTTTAGCTTTTTCCTGTACTCAGTAAGATTTATTATTAGTTGCTCTAAAGATTCTTTCATCGTTTGCTTTTGTTCTTCATGCCATGTTGTCATTAGTTTCCTTTGGGTAGGTAGACTAGCTTTCCTTTTTGTTTCGTCGCCTTGATCTGGTCTGTTTGTAGTAAAAACTCCAAGGCCGCTTCCAGCTCGTCCTTCTTCAAATCGCTGTGCCAATCTAACCACACACGCTTATGCGACACACCCTCCGGTGCGTTGTTTACGTACTCACCAAGCTTGCGTGTGAATTCGTGAATCGCATTACGGCCAGTTAAGTCATAGCTAAGGTGCATAAAAATTTCTGTCTCAGCAATAAACTTCTCAGCTTGCTTGAATGACTCCATCTCTATCTCTGTAGACTTTGCCGACTTGCCCATCTGTACACACATGGCAAGTTTCTGTAGGTGAATGTTTTTTCTGGCGTAGTACATATCCAGCTTGGGACTGGTATTGATTCTGTTGTGTATGTAAGAGCCGCTCTCGTAACGTCGCTTGTGGTAGGCGGCACATTCTTCTGACATTGGTATCGGGCCGCAGCGTGTGCTTAACGCCTTCATGTGCTTCACAAGTTCTGCCCTAGCTTGAAGCTGGTCGTCTGTGAAACCCGTGAACTGCCGTAGGAATCTTGGTTGGTCTTGGTAGACTACGACAAAGCGAGAGGTAAAGCCTTGGGATATTAAGTTGTCGTTGAAGCACTCGCGTATAAACGAGGGTGTTGTACCTGCAACCAAAGACACGCAGACGTTTTGTATATTATCCTTACCCTTCTGCTTCGTGTAGTACCTATAGTTGCGAGCATCGTACAGTTGGTTAAGCATATTTACGGTATCTTCTGTGCGCTTCTTCAGGAACACACCGAGTTCCTCAACAAGCATGGTACATGAAGCGTGTATGTACTCCTTGTCGTCCTCGGTTTTGAAGTGCTTGGTGCATTCTTTCGCGAGGTACTCACTCAGAGCTTCTGCTGTGATACTGTCTGCTGTGTAAGGAAACAGAGGCGCAGTTTGCTTCTTGTCTTTGCTCATTGTTTTCAACGCGCTATCCTCTATAAGATCAGATATCATAGATACAACACGGCTCTTACCGCAGGCGGGTGGGCCTACAAGAAGCATGAACAAGTTCGGGTAGATTGCGTTGATACCTTGGGAAGTCCATACTCTACGCTGGAGGCAGGTACTTATTAGAAAGTAAAATCCCCAATCTATGTAAAGGTCGGGGGATTCTAAGTCACGCAGGTACAGTCGCCATTTCTCTAGATTACTCACGCGAGACCTCCCCACGTATCACCTATGCAAGCTTCACTCTTCATCTTGAATCTCTCGCCTCTTGGAGATACCAAGTCGCAGTTCATTACGTCAACAGTTTCTTTTGCTACGTAGTCTGCGTGTTCCGGTGGACATTGGATTAGTACGCTATCATGGTTGTTCTGTACGATGTCCACGTTCATACCGGATAGCTTGTCATTTGGGTCTTCTATTTTCTGTTGCATTTTACTGAATGTTAGGTTCGTTATTGTGCCTACAGTGGATTGAGGTACGAAGGCGTAGGCTTCCTTGTACATTGACTCTTCTACCTGAGCCGTGAAAACGCGAGGGTATCCGAACAAGTTACGTAGGATACCATCACGACGTAATGTGTTTACAGTTTCTCTGTGCCATAGTTGTATTTCGGGGAATAGTTCGTGGTAGGTATTTAGGAATCGTTTAGCTTCTGGTAGTGATATGGATACTTTGCCTTCTGACTTCTGGAGTAGGTTTAGCCGAAAAGTAGGTGGCTTCATGCCGTAGTTACTGGCATGACATACCATCTTTGAGATGAAGTAGTAACGCTTCTCCGCGCTCCAGCCGTCACTTGACTTTATTACTTTGTCTAGATCGGCCCAGCCTTTTAGCGTAGCAACCTTGTCAATAGGCGCAGTACAAAACTCATCAACTGAGTGACCCATCTCTGAAGACCACACATCGGCAAACAGACGCAGGGCAACGTACACGTGACTTTTAATACCGTGTAGAAAGAGGCTGCGAAAATTACCTTCAGTACAGAGGTAAGAAACAACAAGTGCTTCCGCACCTGACTGATCGACCTGTATGAAAACCTTTCCTTCATCTGGTATAAACAGTTTACGTAGGTCTTTTGGGAAGTTCTGCACGTTAGTCCCCCACCTATTCAGCAGCCTACGGGATGCTAGTCGGTATGTCGTAGTACCTGCAAGGTTATAGGCTGTTGTTACTCTTTCTTTGGTTGTTCCACGTGGAACATATGGCGGGAACTTTAACTGACCAGACTGCTTGGCAATCTCTCGGTACTTTAGAATCAGCGTGAGTACAGGGTTATTGTGCTTGAGCCTTAGTTGTAGAATCGTTTTCTCATTCGTCAGGTCTTTCGCAGGTTTCTTGTACCGCATACAGTTGTAGAGGTAGTTGGATACCTGCTTAGGGCTGTTCGGATTCAGTTCGTAGCCTACGAGAATACTTAGCATACGGGAAATCTGAGCGCAGTAACGGTTGTTGTAGGCTATGCGTGCTTCCAGCTTGTCCTTGTCGTAGTTAAGACCTTGGAACATAGCTGTCAGGTACGGCGTGACGCTCTCGTTTACTTGGCGTATGCTGTCCTCTGCGTAGAGTTGCTTCGCGTGGAGGTCTAGCTTTGGCTTGAGAAGGGCGAGAGTAACTACGTCCTTGGCGTTGTAGTGGTAGAGGGAAAGTATCTGCTGCTGATTGCGTGGCTCGAATACGCCTTCGTTTTTGTGGTACTCACGATCTGTGTAGAGGGAGATACAATGACCAAGGGATTTCTCCACCTCTGGATATAGGCGGTGGTGCGCCAGCATTGTGTCATAGACTTTGCGGGGTGCTGGGATACCGTACTTGTATGCCATAACGAAAAGGTCAAAGAGTGCGTTGTGGATTACCACCGTATTGTCGCGGAAAGCTACCGCCAAGGCTCTTAAAATTCTTGCTGTACCCTTACCACCATAGTAATAAGCCTGTCGTGGTATCTCGTACATAGGGACGCATACGGCAACTCTACTGTTCCAACCGTAGCCAAAGCACGTAAGCGTCAGGTCGCTCGCGGTCTCTACGTCAAAGAACAAATCCTTACCTTTGGTTTCTGTAAGGTCTTTAACCACATCATCAACCTCTGGATAGATTACCTCTTCTGCCTCATGTAGCGTAGGCTTAACCAGCAGGTAGCGACACGCTTTCTTTAGGTCTTTGCGTAGCCAGAATCTCCAGTTCTGCCGCTTGGTCTTGCCGTGTGTTACCTTGTCGTCGTCACTACCACCTACGTACTCCTCGTTGGGGTTGAAGTAGTTCTTACGATCAAACGTATCCTGCGGCATATAAGAGGCTATGTAAGTTACGCCGTCTTCTATCCAAGGATTCCCCCTCTGTTCATCAAGACCCACTCCCGGTTTGTACTGGTGCAAAGACTTGCGACCCAACAACAGGACTACCTTTGTGTCTGGCAGTAGCCCAGCGTTCATCGTAGCTAGAGTACGAAGGTCACAGGAGTATCGGCTAACAGTAAGTGTAGAGTCAAAAAACGCCCCCGCGTAACCGCTCATCAGTATACGGCGGTCAAAACGCGAGGGCGTATCAATGACAACAGTTAGACCGGAGTAAGGTTCACTCGGTTTGTGCCTCATCCGAAGGGAAGTCTATTTCGCCTAGCTTCTTTAGAGCAATCTCCGCAGACTCTTTATCAAAGTCTTTGTTACCAGAGAAGTGATCGTTAGCATAAGACCCTAGCATTGCTACCGCATCTTGAAACCCTGACTTGTAGCCTGTAACCAAGATAGTAGACATTAAGTCAGCTAGTCTGTGAGCCGTAGCTTCTGTATCTTGCTTCTTGTCAGGAGATAAGCTGTCCAATTCTTGTCTTAATGTATCTAGTACAGTCATTATTTCAGAGCGGTCTTTAGTAGTTGCGGGACGATGTCGTTAAGGCGTAAACCTTCACGCCTTGCGAGCCTTTTTATTTTTCGGTGCAGCGGAGCTGGAATAAGTACAGGCTTGTACTCTTTAACTCGCGCATCTGTTTTTGTGTTAGACATGATATTTTCTTAAAGAGGAGTTTGTGTTTGTTTCAGATGGAACGGGGAACCAATATACCCGCAACCAGTCGTAGAGTCTCTCTACGCACCATGCCACAAACTCCCATGTTAGA